ACCACTTGCTGATACCTTCTTCCCATGATACTTCGATAGGAATCTTGCTCTTTTCTTTGACGAATCGAGACTTTTCGACGTTGATGATGAAGTTATAACCAGTCACATCCTTGCCATCTTTCTCTTGTTGACGACCGAGAATGAAGATGTTGTCAGCTGAGTAATAGATGCCAGTACCACCAGATACGACGGCCTTTGAGTACATCTCTTGAGTCTGATATGTGTGGTTGACCACGATCAGAGGAATATCCTTCAGATTGAGGTGAGGCGTGACCATACGGAAGAGAGACTTGAGCTGCTTTGCTCGAGTCATATCTGCAGCAGAGTTTTGCTTGAGTGCATCCTCGACTTCTTTCTTCGAAGCAAGATTGCCGACCGAATCGATGACGATGATGACATGATCGCCGCGCTTGATCTCTTCGAACTGATGCATAATATCAAACTTCAACTGTTCGACGTCAGTGACGGGAGTATGGAGAACTCGTGTCGTGTCGATGCCGAACGAGTCGAAGTAAGACTGAGGAGTACCAAATTCTGAGTCATAGAAAAGCATGACAGCGTCTGAATACTTATCCATGTATGCCTTCGCCATCAACAAACTGAATGATGTCTTAAAGTGCTTCGATGGACCTGCCCAAATCGTCAGACCAGGAACGAATCCACCGCTAATCTTACCACTCAAAGCAATATTGATTGCAGGAATAGTCGTTGCAATCATATCCTTGGCATTAAAGAACTTGGAATCGGATAGGATATCCGAATCCTTGATTGTGGTATTCTTGCGCAATTTATTTAATAGATCTGACATAACTTCTCCTTGTCTTATTCTTTAGTATAAACGATGTATCTTTATTTGTACACAAGTATTTTTACTAGTTTTGAAGTATCTTATTCAGTTTAGTAATAAAGAGATCGATCTTCTCTCCACGGTTCGGCCAGTTAATAATTGGATTTTTATCTGCATCTTTCTTTAAGTTGGTAAGAAGAGGCATGATGGCATCGTACATTGCTTGCGCTTTGTCGTTACCTTCTTGTTTGATTTCTTCTTCAGAAGAAGTCGTGAAACCAAAATCAAAGTCTAAGTCTATGTCTAGTTTTGTCATTAGTTGAACCAATCCTCGAGTGTTGCTCTTTTTTCTGCTTGCCAGCCCATCGTATTGGTGATCGACTCAATAGGGCTGAGATAGCCTTTCTCGAACTGCACCGCATAGTCGATGTAAGTTTCCATCTTCAATTCTTTTGGTAGACCATTTGGGCATGCGATCACATAGTCTTGCGTCGGGTTCGGGTTTTTGAGATACGCGAACTTAATCTTCTCACCGCTGGTAATCGATTGATATTTATTCGTGAGTTTCTTCTTCTTCAACATTTCGTTGTAGACCACGGAACCACGAACATGGATAGGAGTCTGGCTTTGGAACCTACCACCTACCCAATATTTCTCGATATCCTTGACACCACGAGTGAAAGCCACGTCATCAAATCCAAGAGAGGAAAACTCTGACTTGAAATTGGCCACATACTTCTGAAGATCTGATTCAGATCCACCCATGATAATCTCGAGAGACTTCTTAATGGCATCGCGGCATGCGGTCGGAGTCGAGGATCGAACCGCTTCGATGCCTGTCATCTTCAGCTTCGGCTTCTCATACTCAACTCCTTCAGAGTTCCACACATTCAAGATGTACATCTTCTTGGCTTTCCAGATACCCTTATCGGCGATGTTCTCTCGCTTCATTTGCATCTTCTGAGCATACGCGTGCATATATTCAGCAAGCTCTTGATAAGAACGATCGATGAATGGTTCGATACGTTCCTTACAGATCTTGTCGATATACTGAATCACCTTCTTGGTTTCAGGCACATCATCACCGAAGACATTCTTCACGAGGTATTCGAGAGTCACATATACCGAGTCGGTATCAGAGGCCAGTACATAGTCAAAGTTTTCTGTTTTCAACAGTTTGTTGAGATAGTCGTTGAGCTTGTTCTCGATCCAACGAATGCTGAGCTGACCAGAGGTGGTGATGGCTTCGGCATTGTTCACGTCAAACCAACGAAACCACTTGTTACCAAGAGCACCATAAGCCGAGTTCAACTGAATTTTCTTGGCCATCTGCATGTTATCAAGGCGTGCAATTTCTTTGACGAGCTTCGGATCCTTCGTCTTCTCGTATTCTTTCTTCACCTCGATCATCTGCTTCTTGTAGCGAGTACGATCGTCATACATACGATCCATAATCGATGGCAAGAAACCACGCTTATCTTTTGTATAGATACAAAGGTTGGCGGCGATAGTACAGTTCGTTTTATCAAGATAGTCACCGAACTGACTAGCGCCACCAACAAGTAGGTCGTCGATCGACACCTTATCTTTCAAGCGAGTCACAAGAGTCTCGGGCGAGATGTTGTACTGCATAATAAGGTGAGGATAAAGGGAGTTTAGATCGAACGACACAACCCATTTACTCATGCCGACCTTTGGATCTTTGACGTATCCGCCTACAAAGGCTCGGTCAGGCTTGTTCTTATCGTTAAGAGGAACCACGATATTTCGATCGAGAAGATAGTTGTGAGTGATCACGTCCCATTGTTTCACGGTCGTCATGGTATCTTCATAGTTTACTTTTGCGTCATAAGCCAGAGCATAGACCAACTCGATCAGCTTTAGCTTATCTTCGAGACGCTCGACGATTTCAACATCTCGAACGTTGTATTCGATGTAGAGTTGAAAGTTTCTTAGTCGAAGGTCATCGAGGTCGGTATAACCTTCGTCGCGATAGTCAAGCTTTCCTTCGCCGAGCTCAACTTGAGCGATGTAGTCAAGTCGATAAGATTCCTGCTCAGTGTAAGTAAACTTCCTGTAGAGCTGGATGTAATCAAGGACTGCGATCCCAGTGGGGGCATAGCAAATGCAGTCTCTTCCGCGGCTGTTAACTTTGTATTCACGAAGTATTTTCCAGGGAGAGAGGCGCTCAGCGTGATCATCTCCCAGAACTTTTCGAATCCTGTTGACAAGATATGGGATATCGAAGAACTCGATGTTCCAGCCCGTGACAACGTCAGGCGAGTAGAGTGACCCGTTCCAGACTTCGAGAAAGGCGAGTAAGAGTGCAGACTCGTCTGCGCATTTGTAATATTGTACATTGTCTTGATGCTCCTGATATTCACCGCAACCAAACGTAGTCTTTCTACCACTGCGGCCGATGGTAATAGCCGTGATTTCATTGTCTGCCTTCTCGATATCAGGAAAACCGCCTTCAATGCTGGTCTCGATATCGATCGAACAAACTGAAACGAGAGCGGGATCATACTTGATCTCACCCTTATACTTGTCATAAATATACATGTAAGGCCAATCAGAGAGGCCATAGATGTTCATGCCAGCTACGTTCTCGTAACTTTGCAGAAACTCTCTCGTCTCAGACATGGAATCGAACTGCATCTTGCCGACATATTCTCCCTTCAGGTTCTTATGTTCGGTTTGTGCACTCGCCTGAACGAATAAATAAGGTTTATATTTCACAGAAAACTTGACAGGTTTGCCGTCCGATATTCCACGTACTAAAATTTGATTACGGTGACGAGTGACATTTGTGTAAAAATTCATTGGATCTCCAGTATCTGACCGCATTATTAGTTATACTCTAAAACCCAAATAAAGTACATAGCAAAAGGCGATAATAAATGAAATTAACTGAACATTTTTCTTTGGCAGAAATGATTGTTTCTCCTACTGCAAAGAAGCTTGGACTTAGTAACACTCCAACTCCAGAACATATCGAGAACATGCGTTACTGCTGCGAAAAGATTCTCGAACCAGTTCGTAATCACTTTGGCAAACCAGTTCAAATCAACTCGTCTTATCGTGCACCGTTGGTGAACAAGGCAGTCGGTGGTTCGGAGACATCACAGCACGTGAATGGCCAAGCGATCGACTTCGAAATTCCTGGCATTGACAACAAAGTTGTTGCCGATTGGATTGGAGACAACCTCGAATTTGACCAAGTGATTCTCGAGTTTTACACTAAAGGTGATAAGAATTCTGGATGGGTTCACGCTTCGATCAAGAAAGCTGGCGGTAATCGTAAGATGCGTATGATCGCTACGAAGTCGAAGGCAGGCGGAACCGTCTATACAACGGTCGCTGACTTTGATCCATCGACGACAAAGGCAGCTGGGGCTCCTTCAATCGCCACAGCGCCAAAGCAAGCTCCTGCTCCTTCGTCTCCTTCAAATGTATCTGGTCTTGGTCCACTGGCTGCGCTCCAAACTAAATGCGGCATTACTGCCGATGGTAAATGGGGACCTGGCACATATAAGGCAGCGAGAGATTACTTCAAGCTAACTAACAACCAAGCTGCTCACTTCTTCGGTCAGTGTGCACACGAGTCAGGTGGCTTTAAGGTATTCTCCGAGAATCTGAATTACTCAGATAAGGGACTTAATGGCATCTTTAAGAAGTACTTTCCGACAATCGCATCGACTGCAGGTTATGCACGGAAGCCAGAGAAGATTGCAAACAAAGTGTATGCTAATCGGATGGGGAACGGCGCAGAAGCCTCTGGAGATGGCTGGAAGTATCGTGGTCGAGGCCCGATCCAACTGACCGGGAAAGACAACTATACAGCTTTTGCCGCTGACGTAAAACGTCCGGACGTCTTGAAGAATCCTGATCTTGTGGTTGGTGAGTTGGCTTTTGAGTCTGCATTATGGTTCTTCCGTAAAAATGGATTGCTTGCAGTTGCAGACAAAGGCGTAACAGATGCTGTGATCACTCAGATTACAAAGCGAGTGAACGGCGGTACACATGGTCTTGACGATCGTCTAAAGAAAACAAAACAATACGCCAATTGGGGATAAGTTGAAGGGGAGCTTTCGCTCCCCTTCTTTTTACTTAGTCTTACCTTCTGCCAAGAATTCGGCAGCTTGTGACGGATATTCTATATCGTTGATTTCCACTTTTTTTGGTTTCTTATGCTCAGGAATAATAGCTTCCAGAGCAACCTTAAGAATACCATTGAGAAGTGTTGCACCACGAATCTCTACATTATCTGCAAGATTGAAGGTACGAGTGAAGGGGCGCTGAGCTAAACCCTGATACAGAAACTGTGGCCACGTCCACTCACCCTTCGAATCCTGCTCTGCAGGTTCACCGGCATGTGTATTGCCCTTAATAATCAACTTGTCATCATTAATTTCGATCTCGAGATCCTGTCTAGCGAAACCAGCAACGGCTAGTTCGATAATGTACTTATTCTCGTCGACCTTCTTAATGTTGTACGGAGGATAGTTTTGGGCGAGCTTTGCAGTTTGCTCCGCAGCAGCTGCCAAACGATCGATGAGAGGATCGAATCCTACAAAGAAACGTTGAAATTCATTTATTTTCATAAACGGATTATCTTTAATCATGGCATTCCTCTCCCTTACTTGCAACGTGTGAAGAGGGTGTAGTTGGAGTTATACTCATAGCGAGTAAGGACTCCATCCTGATTTTCATCAGCGTAGTTGAAGATGCCACGCTTGAGCTTGCAACCGCGAGCAGTCAGTTCTTCGTATGTAAGTGTGTGGTCATGATTAACATCCAGTACAGCAAAACGGGCCTTTGGCGAAGCAAAAGCGGCCGAAGAGACGATACCGGTGGTCATGAGGGCGGCCAACAGGCCTGCGGCGATATACTTAGTCATTATATTCTCCTAATTTAGCGAGTTTAAGTTTGTCACCCATTTGGCGTGACGGTTTTATTTATCAGATAAAGTTGAACACCTGCTTCATGAAACATCTTTTTTGTGATGTCCCAACGCAAATATGGCCGATCTTCTATAGGTTCATATGATACCACCTTCGTGATACCTTTCTGAATGATCGACTTGGCGCACTCGTTACACGGCAACAGAGGACTGTAGAGCGTGCAACCTTCGACAGAGAGCGGTGCATTATCAAGTGCATTTCGCTCTGCATGTGCTACGAAGAGGTATTTTGTTTCTTTGTCTTCATATCGATTAACGATATCCTTGACACCGCGAGGAAATCCATTGAAGCCCAACGATACCACACGATTATGCTTATCGACAATCACGCATCCTACCTGAGTAGAAGGATCTTTCGACCACGTAGCCACATGCTCGGCAAGATGCATGAATCGTTCAGACCATTTGCTCACTTCTTTTTCTCCGATTTAGCAATACGTTCACGTAAGTTGGAAGAACTATAATCGTGTTTGCGAACACAGTAGTGGATCGGAATTTCAAGATCATAACCAGTAAAATCAGTACGATCGATATAATCAGATCCGAGGAAACGCACATCCCATTCGAAACCGGCCAGTAGATTATAAAGATCGGCTTCTGTGTCGTATGGAATTATTTGATCAACATACTTACAAGAATTTATCTGTAAATATCTCTCATATAAACCTTGAACTGGTTTGTTCTTCTCAGGCCGATCAAGAGTAGGATCAGATTGAAGAGCCACAGTTAGTCGATCACATTCTTGCTTTGCTTCCATCAGCATCAGGATATGACCTGCATGAAATAGATCAAAACAACTCGCTACAATACCTACGCGCTCAGTCATTATAAAATCGCTTCAATCATGGCTTCACCTGTACCCTTACGAGATTCTCAGGAGCAACACAGTAGGCACCTGCGTCGGTATCGACCTTAATTAGGCCACCGTCGTAACAAGCCTTCGTGGTTGCCTTAATCAGAGCATTCTCTGCATTTTCTCGATTAATAATCGTTACAAAAATAAACACTACCAGAATGCAGGTAACGATCACAAAACCTCCAAAACTAAACACTGCATCAAAAATATCTTTAACAATCTTCATAACAAATTCCTTTCAATTAACGATTCAACCATTTTGCATAAAGGCCAACTTCGCGGCCATACGCTTCTATTTCCCAAGGAGCATCGAAGTATGCATCTTCTTTGCCCTTTGGTTTCCAGATTTCTCCCATCCACTTGCTGTAGATTTTAAGACCGCCACGAGCAGCAACCGCATGACCAGTTTGAAGTTCGTTCTTGGCATGTTGCTTGACATGCACCATCTCGTGGCCAAGAGTCTTGATCATGATGTTGATGTCTTGGCTCTTGAGGCCGATGGTGAACCACCGGGGATTGCGAATGCCTTCTTCATCGACACATTCACCTTCAACATCAAGGTTGTTATAAACTTCGATGTCGAGGGTGAGGTTGCGGACCATGCGAGGATCCATCAGCTGATTGGCAAAAAACTCTGTGGCTTCCCGCAGGAGCTTCTGCTCTTTAAGCTTACCAATCATGCCGGTGATTGTGATGTTCATGTTTTTGTTCCTCATCATCATAGGTCCACCTTATCAAGTTTTTCATAAAATGTACATGCTTATTTTGAGGTAGCGCGATAAATTCCGTCAAAGTTTTTGACGCCGGCCTTCTTCATGTCATTGCAACGATCGATCATCATATCGTAGTATGCCACGAGTTCGCCGTTCCAGCAAAGTTTGAGATCCTCTGCAAACTTCATGGCCGCGCCCCATGAACCTTGACGATACATCTCGAGGAATTTTTTGTGTTGCAACTCTGCAGCAACATCGTTCATCTCAAGAACGGTGTAGATGCGCGCAGGTTCTTTTTTGCCTTTCACAGCAATGAGATCAAGTTCGACTACTTGGTATACATTCCCCACCGATTCGGCCGTTTGTGGTCCGACGATGAGTTTGACTCCATAAGGCTTGGTCTGACCTTCGAGACGAGCAGCCAGATTAACCCCGTCGCCCAGACAAGTATAATCAAAACGTTGATCAGAGCCCATATTACCGACAACCACAGTGGCAGTGTTAATACCAAGGCCCATACCGAAAGCTGGAATGCCTTCTCTTGTAATTTCTTCATTGAAAGTCTCCAAATCTTTTAGCATCTGAAAGGCAGTTCGAACTGCATCTAAAGCGTGCTTATTATTATCAAGCGGTGCGTTCCAGAATGCCATCTGCGCATCACCAATATACTTATCAAGTGTCCCATGGTTTTCAAGGATCGCTCTTGTCATGACCGTCATGTAACGATTCATGATTGAAGTGAGACCTTGAACATCTTCTCCATAGTGTTCAGAGATTGTAGTAAATCCTCGAACGTCGGTGAACATAATCGAAAGGTCGCGAGATTCTCCACCGAGTTTTAAGAGATCAGGCTGTCTTTGCAATCTCGCAACCAGGTCTGGGCTGAGATATGTGCCGAACTGTTTCTTAATCTGTTGCTTCTGCAGGAATTCACTGATAAACTTTACGGTGTAGATATGCATGTAAATGATAGCTACAGCGATAACATTAAACGTTACATCTAATAAGATTCCTTTACTTGCAAATAAATATACCGGCAAATAGAGGTATCCACCTAAAATCAAGCCTATCCAAACGATAGAGTACTTTAATCGAGAGATAATAATCAATGAAAGAGCCAAAACAAGTAAAGCAGCAAGATCTACAAGTTGAGCCCAATTCGGAATCGAAACAGAATCACCCTTTATCAGAGTCTCAAGAATACTCGCCTGGAGCTGATGGGGATATTGGGCACCTGCGGGAGTCGCTACAGGATTACTTAATCCAGCTGCAGTTACTCCAAGGACGACGATTTTACCTGTCAGATCAGGCAAAGGATCCTTCCCAATTTCGATTGACTGAAATTGGTAATTCGGATTAATAAACACGCGGCCGTATTCATCGGTCTTAATAGTTTCAAAAGAAGGAATTCGTAATGCTTCAACCCCAGTCTGATTTATCTTGGCTTGATACGAAGAGTCTCCAGCGGCAACTCTTAACATTTCGAGAGCAAACGCGGGATAGTATTCTCCAGCTGAGGTCGCAAGAAGAGGAACTCTACGCACAACTCCATCTGATTCAGGCAGAGTTGAAGTCACACCGACGCCAGCTGCAACGCCTTGAAGAGCTGGAACATTACTTAGAACACATGGATACTGAGGAAGAAATTCAGTCGCCTGCCCGTCTCCAATTACAGCCACTCCTGTCCGACGACGAGTTTCTGTGGTGGAACTCGAGCAAGCCGACATTACAGTCTGACTGAGAATTATTGGGTAGTGGCTTAGAGTATCTGAAAGTACGCTATCACCGCCGAAACGATCAGGTTCAGGCATAAGTATAGTGCTACCGACAAGCACAGCCCCTCTGCTATAAAGGTCGCTAATAATTTTAGCATGGACGTCTCTTGGAAACGGCCATTGGCCATATTTCTCAATTGCTTTCTCCCCTAAATTAACGAGTACAATCTGCTCTGATTGTTTTGTTGTATCAAGCATGATGTAGTCATAAAATTTAAGACGAGTTGCCTCGACCAAATATGGGTTGGATAACTTAACTATTAGTAATATAGTAAACGTCAAAATAGCTAGCCACGGCGATAGCACAAAATTTTGCAGCTTTTTCATATATAATCCCTAATCAATTTTTTATATAAGAATACCCTGTACACGGTCCGGCTGTGCATGTAATTGACATTGCCGCAGAGTCAGCCGTAGTTGCATTTGTTTGCGATACGGTGACTCCTACGTTAGGACTATTTATCGTTAGGGAAAATAACTTCTGGGCTGAGCCATCCTGGGTAATAGATATTGTATTACCAGATGTCGGCGCAGTAATATCAACGAAATGCTGCCCGGCGCCTTGTTGGGTAAGAGTTAAGTTATTGGTACCACCAGTCAAATTAATGAATGCGCTCTTTGCGGCATCGCCTTGTTGTACAACAGATGCATTATTAGACGAAGATGCAATATTGGCTTCCACGTATTTGTTATTCTGTTTTTGATCAATACTTAATGTATTGTTAGATCCAATTATAGAAACCTCAGTGAGATTATTATATCCCGGAGTGGCAGTTTGGCCTTGCTTTATAATAAGTGTATTAGAGTTGCCGTTAATCAGCGCTGACTGTGCGCCGCTAACCCCGCGTACCGAATTATTGCCACCGATTTGATCAATAGTCACAGAAGTAAAATCCCCATAGTTTTGAATATAAACAGAATTATTCGTTAGAGAATTTGTCTGTGCTATTTTAGTTGTCTGTGTTGTTGAAATAGAAGTCGTAGGATATGTTGGCTCAGCAGGAGGTGGCGGCGGAGGAGGCGGAGCAGAAGATCCAGCGTTTGGTTCAACAGGTGTAAACGTTGTCCCGTTCAGAGAGGTTGTGCCTTGCATCTGATCAATGAAAAGAATTGGTGAAAGTGCTGTATCACCTAGATTGAATGATGCAAAACCTAGTAGATAATTTCCATCAGTTGGTACCGTAAAGACTGCGACTTGCCAACCAGTAGCGCCATAAGATCCAACCGAATAGTTACCAGTGCCCTCATTTGTAAATCCCAGAAGCGCAAAGTTTTGAGTTTGCCCGTTGATTGTCGGTGTGCCATTACCACCTGTAAGAGTAATCATTGATCCATCATTATATGGAACATAATCGGTTGAAACATACTGCCAAGCATATGTGTATGTTATACCTGCTTGAAGAAATACTGTTCTGCTAATAGAAGTAGCATTAGTAGGATGCATGTTACCATTGCTATAAATGGTATTCCTAATTGACGTAATCGTAGAACTTTGTAGTCCTAGTGTTGTCATTGCATTATTAAATTGTGGTGAACTACCCCCAGCTTGAAGTGATACCATGTATTGGCCGTATGGTGTAACAGTCCAACATTTGCCGCCACCTGGACAGTAGTTAGTCATACCTGTTGTCACTTGAGCACCAGAACCGCTATCGCTCCAAGAAGTTCGCGCTGTGGTTGAACCGTTACTTACTGTCCAGCCTGTATAGTTGCCACTCTCAAAACCATAATTCGTCACCTGCGCAAATACAGGGATGCTGAATAAGAGAAGAACAAAAGCTAATAATATTCTCATGGTGCACTCGTCTGTCTAATAAAAATCATACCCTGAGGAGTCAGTATCCCCGGGGTAGGGTAACTCTGACCGTTAAAATTATACCTATCCACTACACCATCCTGGATTACAATCAATTCAATCTTCGAGTCCCTTGGCAACACAACTTTCGCTTCTTGTGATCTGTTTTGGGATAGTGAAGCAAACTGCCACCCGACGGTGGCCGTCTTCTCTACGATAGGTGTGACCTTCAAATCTTTTGGTTCGTTGGTTGGCTCTGGTGTGGTTACGGGTGACGTTTGGATTACGGTTGTGTCGATCGATTCTTGGATCGACGCCGTGTCAGGATTTGCCTGTTGTATTGTAACCTTCGAAGTTGATTCTTCTGTCGTCTGTTGTGCTACCTGTTCAATTGCGTCGCTACTTCCTACATCTGGAGCTGCATTTGAATCAGATGCCGCTGCAGCAGGACTAGATATCTCTTTGGCTTCCTGTCTTGCCGATTGGATAATACTGAAACCAGAAGTCGTTTGAACGGTGCCGACCTGTAGGTTGTTATCGAGGCGAGCAATGTCTAACTTGACAACGGCAGGAGTCGAAGGAGGAACAGAGGCGTTTTCTACGACCGTTGCCTGGAATGGTTTGTCCATCAACACAGTACCAGACTGAGTCGTCACGTCGATCGCACCAATGGGGCACTTATCGATGTTCTTCGTCGGATCCTTATCATCAAAACAAGAAGGAAGAAGAACGATCATCGTACGGCCAATTTCATCTACGGTCATAACAAAGTCTGTTCCACGGACACCAATAGTCGCAGTAGGCGTTCTGATATTGACACCTCCAGGATTATTTTTGGCGAGATTACCAGATGCATATCGAACAGTACCGAGAGCAATCTTAAGACCGATCTTGCCCTTCGACTTAATGCCGCCATCGTATACAAAGTCGTCGATTACGAGTTTTGAGTTTTCAGTAATGTTAACGGTCGTGGCATCCACGAATGTGATTTTGAAGCGACCATTTGAATTTGTCGAAACAGTATCATTCTTCACAATACTTGTGCCCATAGCAGCAGGCATTGTCTTAGCGACACGTTTAATTTGCCCAGCACCCTTAAATTCTGTTATCGACCCAATGTTTGCAAACGCCGGAGTCGATAACAGAAGTAAGAGATTAATGGCCAGTCTTGATATTATACGTACCATTGGACCCAACGCTTAGGATGTTAATAACTGTACTTGTAGCACCGTACTGTTGTGTCGTAATGGAATTAGATGAACCAGTAAAGTCCATCCATGCAGAG